CGATGAACACCGAGAGATGCTGGCTCACTTTGCTGCGTTGCTCGATGATAAAGGTGTGCCTACGCGCAAGTTGTCGGATACGGAGGCGCTGTGGGTTTTGTGCGAGTCAACGTTGTGTAAGCTGGACTTCCATTATTATTGCAAGCGATACGTCAAGATTGAAGACTGGTCGGGTCGGATTGTTCCTTTTACACCTAACCGCGCCCAGCGAGTAGTCCTCGGACGCATGGCTAAGATGGAAGAACAAGGGTTGGCGCTGATGATGATGTTTCTTAAGGCACGTCAGCTTGGCATTACCACCTTATTTCAGGCCGTCCTTAGCCATCGAGTCTTCCTCTATCGTAACGTAAACGCCCCAACTGGCTCAGCCGAACCCGACAAGTCCCGCAAGATGGTCAAGAAGTTGGAGTTTATTTGGAACAATTTGCCATGGTGGCTTCGACCCCGGCGCACTGCTTACCGAGCGGGCGAGCTTCTTGAATATGCGGATCTCAATAGTTCGATTGATGTAAGTTGGGGTAACCAGACTCAAGGTATTGGGCGTGGTTCAACCAGCACCGTCTGCCATCTATCTGAGCTTGCAAGCTTTCTCAATCCTGAAGAACTCGTCGACGCCGCCCTGATTCGCACGATGCACGAGAACCCTTTCTCTTTGCTCGCCCTCGAGTCAACCGCCGAAGGCATTGGCAACTGGTGGCACCGAACGTGGGAGTGGAATGTCAAGATGGCCGCCAGCGGGATGGCTCGTCTCGAGCCGATCTTCCTGCCGTGGTTTATGGGAACGGAGCTCTATCCAACAGCTGGTTGGCTGAAGCGGCGTCCGATCCCGGCAGATTGGAAAGTCCCCGATTATGTAGAGCGTCATGCTGAAGCTGCCCGCACCTATGTTGAGCAGACTCCTATTTTGCAGGTCGAACTTGGCGCTGGTTGGTCAATGCCTCTCGAACAAAAGTGGTTTTATCATGTCGAATTTCAAGAAGCCAAAGAGAAAAAGACTCTTCATATCTTTTTGCAGGAGATGCCCGCGAATCCGAGCGAGGCTTTTCAAAACAGCAATCCGACTGTATTTGATATAGAGACGCTGACGGAGGTGCGAACTAGGACTGGAGCGGCGATTCCGGTAGGAACTTACCAATTAGCCGGCCCCTCAGTCAGCTCCGTTTATGATTTTTGGTCTCCCAAGGCAGGAGAAAAGCCAGTCGATTTGCGCTGTGTCAGTCCAGCCGGGAAGCTCCAAGAAACCTTTCGGCTTGTTCCAGTTGAAGTGGATGGTTGGCCGGATAATGATCCGGAAGGAAAGATCCGTATTTGGGAATGGCCGCTCGCGGGCGAGACCTACGCTGTCGGTTGCGATCCCAGCGAAGGTGTCGATCAGGACTCCAGCGTAGTGACTGTCATTAAAAAGGCTAGTCCAGATCACCCGGATGTGCAGGTGGCGGAATTTGCCAGCTCCAAGATCTTGCCGGACGATCTGTGGATGTGGGTCTTCGCTCTCGCTCATCTCTACACTGTACGCCGTCCACAGGGTGGCTGGAATTTTCCAAAGGTTATTATTGAAGTAAACATTTCAGCTGGGGATAAAATCCAGACAGAAATGCGAAAGCGGGGCTGGCCCAGCTTTCACCAGCGGTTTGATCCCACCCGAATCGCTACTCAAAAGGCTCGCAGTGCTGCTTACCAAGACCGTATTGGCTGGAAAACCGACCGGGCGAACCGCCCCAAGATTATCTCCGCAGTCCGTAAGGCTATACGAGATGGGCTCTTAGTGGTTAAATCTCCAGAGCTGGCAATGGAACTCTCCACCCTCGAGTGGAACCTCGACAAAAAGCGAATCGAAGCCGCCAATGGCCAGCACGATGATCGCGTTTTTGCACTTGGCATAATTCTCGCTTCGTGGTATGATCCTGAAGTTTACGGAAGTGTTCCACATGCGTGGACTGCTCAACGAGAATGGGAGCGGGAGTTGGACGTCAAGCCGGCTTACACAGGTGGACAGGTGATTGGCGGGACGCCGTTGCCGATGGTGCCGAGTGGCAAGCGGGTTGATGGCCGGGCGCTTTATGATAGTGTTATTTTAAGGGGGACTGGATGAGCTTATTATTCGACATTGTAGTTTTTGGGGTTGGCTTTTGTATTGTGATGGCTTTAATGGCTTTAGTGGAAAGGTCGAGAGGTGAATAATATGATCCCTTGCATAGGTAGCTTTATAATGGGTGCTGTTTTGACCCTAGCCGTGATTATAATCTTCGCAGCGGCACTTGGATCTTTTAGTATGGTGGGAGAGGACTAATGGTAAATCATAGCTATGAATGCAAATGCGGATACCAATTCGACAAAATCGTCGAATGGACTCAACGCTACGCCAAATGCCCGGAATGCGGCAAGCGCGCAGAACGCTCGTGGGAACAGAAAAAGGCCCGTCGATTCATGGAGCCTGTCGTACTTCACAAATATGCAGACGGAACTTATGGTGTGCCTATGCGAGCAGACGCCAAAACTCCAGACGGAGCTGAGCGCGTTGAATGCTGGAACATGCCAGACTACGAGCGAGCTTTAAAAAAGATGAATGACGCTGAGCGTCGGGTGGAAGGGGCAAGGCATGAGCGAGCGGAAGCCCTGCGGGCAGAGCGCACAGAAAAACTGCGAGAAGAAATTAAGTACCGGATGTCACAGGCCGGGTCTGAATGGGAACGGGATATGCTGGCAATGACACTGGAACGAAGCAATCAATCATATCGACCCCTTGAGTTTAGGGGATTTTATAATGAGGCCCTTGAGGGCTAAGGAGATAACTTAATGGCAGGAGCAGCAACCACCCAAGCCCTCAGCAATCCTAGAGGTCGTCCGTCAGCTTACGAGGCGCCGTATGCCTACGATGGCAGCCAGTCAAGCAAAGATCGAATCCTCGGTTGGGTCCAAGGCGCGGTCGTTGAGGCTGAGTCTCTCTTAAAAGCTAACAGCGGCTATGCTTTTGTAGACGCCTCTCGACGCATTATGGCTGATTGGGGTTTCGACGAGCTTCCCTCCACCCTGTCGAAGGTCAGTCTCAACTTTGTCAAGCGTGATGTCCGGGAACTGATTGCCACTCTCGCCAATCCCCGTCCGATCTCCAGCTACAAAACCGACAACCAACTCTACAACTTCACAGCTGATGTCCTCAACAAATGCTACATGGCTTGGTATCTCAGCTGCAACGTAGATCGCAAGCTTCGCAAAGCTTTGCAATACTCTGGAGTCGAGGGCACCGGTTACCTGATGACAGGTTGGGATCCCGGTTATTGGGGCATCGGCAAAGGTGACATTGAACTGACCGCTTTGGGCGTAGATCAAGTGTTGCCGCTAGGCATCAGCCCGGATAACTGGGATCTGCAAAAAGCTTACGGGGTAATTATTCGCCGGCAAGTCCCGATCGTGGATGTGATTCGGCGTTACCCAACAAGCGCAGGCGAGATTGCTCCAGATGGAGAGGGCGTCAGTTGGTGGCGCAGGATGTTTGGCGGGTCTCGCACTGTGTCGGCTACACCCCACAACACCTTTGGCCGGGACCGTGGCTTTCGTGATGTTGATCCAACTGGTCGAGCCATTACCACCGTCTATGACATCTACCTACAAGATGCCTCAGTAAACAACTCTGGCAAAGAAATGATTATGGGTGTGATCGGATCGCCGTGGGAGTATCATGTTCCTTATTTGGGGCAGGATTTACCCACCGGTCTCAACGACCCCCAGACCGGTCAACCAATGACCAGAAAGGCGGACTACCACGATGCTAGGGTATATCCATACCGAAGACATATCGTATGCACCAACCGAGCTGTCCTTTACGACGGCCCAAGCAAGTACTGGCACGGACAAGTTCCGCTGGTTAAATTTACCCTCGACGATTGGCCCTTCGAATACTGCGGGATTCCTGCAACCAAGGAGCCAGCCAAACTTCAGGCCGCAGTCACCTCCCTGCTTCGCGCCCTTGATGACAGCGAGAATGCCAAACTTCGTCCGCCCATTGGATATGACCGCAATAGAGTTGATGACCAACTAGCTCGCTCCTTTGACCCCCGTATGGGTGGTCAAAACATTGGCATGGATGATGTCACTCTGGGTGAGATGTTCAAAGTTCTGATCGATCCCACCTATTATCAGATGGGACAGAACACCCTCCAGACTGTGCAGTGG